TTCTAATGTAGCTTGCTAACATTTATTTATATTGTTGGTAATTTTATTACAGTTACACCAACATTTCTAAATTGCAAAGAACTAAAATTTTGTATTTCATCAACATCTATCTGTATTGTTGAGCTACTACCAGATTGAATAATGTGATCAAAAACAAAATTATGGTAAGCTTCAGCAGTACTATCGGAATCAAGTCTAGTATGCTCAGCAACAATAGAGTCATTAACTTTATAATCAATATGAAAAGTACCTTGGCTTTCTGCAAACATCCCATAAAATCTTATGAGATATAAACCAGCAGCAACTGTTATGACTCCACTTGAAACGGAAGCAATATTACTTGGGTCAGTTGTTTCTGTTAATTGTATGGTGGTATCGGAACTAGCAGAACCACTAGCTAAATTGTAAGTAGCTATTTTTACAGTAGCTGCGGCAACATCTTGTACAAAAGCAGTAGTAGCTATCTGTGTAGTGTCTGTAGTAACACTTGCAGTTGCAGCAGTTGGAACACCACCTAATGCTACATTATCTTTAATGCTAGTTACACCAGCATTTGTAATTGTTATATCCCCGGATACTGCTTTATTATGAAAATCAGTACCGTCCGCAATAAGTATATGAGTATCAGTAGTAGCTAAATCATCCGCGATGAAATCTATTTTAGTTTTATCAACAGCATCGTTATTTATTTTTGCTGTAGTAACACCACTATCTTTTAAACGAAGAGCATTACTACTATTTACCTCTATACTAGAGTTGTCTACTGAATCTGTTGATATAGCTGCATTGTTTACCGCATTGTTAAGTGCTTCTGCGGTTACTTGTTGAGTGGATGTGAAAGTTGTTCCTGTTACGAATCTTGCCATTATGTTGCTGGGTTAGTTGATCTGAATGTCTGTGTTGCTGATGTCTTGATTGTTCTTATGCTTGGCTTGCCTTCTATGTTTTCTAATTGAAGTTGTGCGCCATAAGCTCTTTTATTACCTATTCTACCACGAATGGCAACATCCTCTGGTGGAGTAGCTGCACCTATTGTGCTTCCAAGGAATGAACTAGCATTACCTAAGAGTGATCCACTATCAGTTAATTCAAGATCAATGTTCTCTGTTTGTATTTTTATTGAAAAGTCTGTTGGTACATTTTGGTTACCTTCAGCTTGTATATCAAAGGCATTAAATTTTTTTCTTCCAATATCTCCATATGTGTACATACGAGTTTTTAATTTACCAGCTATATCAATACTTTGCTCGCTACCCCCAATCTGTGTAATTACCACATCTTGACCTGACTTAGCTGTGGTGCTAAAATTACTATCAACACCTGCTATTAAGTGTACTCCGCCTTGTTCATTAATACAGTATACACCTCTTTTTTTACCACTTCCTGACACAATCAAGTGAGTGTATTCAAATGATGGAGATGAATTTACTGAATCTACTGACTCCCATTGGTTGTTTAAAAAATTGTAAATTAATAAAGCATTGTTAGATGTTGCATCACCTTGTCCCGGTGTTGTGTCTAATGGGACTGCTATGTAATATCTATTATCAAAATATACTGCTGTAGACAATGGAGCTAAGTCTTGATTTATTCTATCTATAGTACCTTGTATTGGTTCTGATAAAGGAGTTTGTGTACCACGAAGATTGTATTCATCTAAGAACTCTAAGCTATATACTCCATTATCTGATAAGAAAAATACATTTTTACCAACTTGGGTTATAGTGTTTCTAGCTAAAGCACCAATCTCATCTGTTAGAAGTTGAGATGTAGATGTTGCGGGATTAGTAGTGCCGCTAACTCTATGTATGCTGTTTTTATTAAATACTAATATTGAGTCCTCAGTAAATGATACAATACCCACAGTAAAGTCACTTGTTCCTGCATTGAATCTAAATGAAGCATATATCTTATCATATGTATTGCTATCTAAAATATCTGAAACAATAAGCTCATCAAATACTTTTCTTGATGATATTGTTGCACTACCAGAGCTACCAGTTTGATCAAATTGATATGGAACTATGAGTCTTCTTTGGTGTAAGACACCAAACTCTGGGCAAGGCATATGTATAAAACCTAAACTCGATGATAGTTTTCTTTGAAACTTAGGTGAAGCATCTCTTATTTGTGCTTGAGTTTTTATCTGTGTCCTTTGATCATCTCTTATTAAAAATGAGAAACCCGATGCTGGCTCTACTGTTCCAGCTGTATCGCTTACAGAAAAGGTAGATGCTACTTCTACTTGAAATTTAGTGTCTGTATTAGATCCATCTGCTTGTCCTAGCTTAGACACAACTTGCTTACCATTTAATTCTGTATCTAAATCTTTTAATTCAATAGGTTGATGTACTTTTAACCCATGTGCAGCATCACAACCTATTGTTATAGTTGTGTCACTAATAGAAACTGCATTAATCGCTACAGTAGTAGTACTAGCTTCAAATACTTCATTAACCACAAACCTAGATAAATCAGGATTACGAGTATTATTTGAAGTGCTACCAATGGATTGGTAAAGTCCTGTATCTGATTGTTGGAGGCAAATTACAGATTGCCCCTCCTTGAAAACAGTAGAAGTACAAACTGTAAAAACTTCATCTATCAAAGCATTATCTCTTGCAGCTGTTGTTATAACTTGTGGTTGTGTGTAATCTCCATTAGAAACTAACTCAAATTTATTTGTTGATATATTTGAGATATCAACTGCAGCAAAATCTATTGATGCAGCTACTGCTCCTTTTCTAAATATAAATACTTTATTAAAGGCTTGTAGCAAAGATACATTTTCGGATATAGTAAAATTATTATATGGTATATCGACAGTCGTGCTAGGGTCAGATGTTTTGACTGCAACTGCCTTATTGTTAGCTGCTAATATTAAATAGTTTTCATTATTATTTGAGTTAGGATCAGAAAAGTTACAAGCACCATATATCGCATTTACTGCGGTGTCAGCCAATGAAGGTGTCTTAATTATAGCACTACCTCCATCAATGCTAATATCATCTACAATATAATCCATTACCGCAAAAGTTACAGATGTAGCACTTGGTTTTGCTGTAATCTTTATTTCATGAACTCCATCGGTAAAAGTAGGAGTTATAGCAGAACTAGAGCTAGTTAATGTACTTGCTACAACATGAGCTATCCCAGCATCATTCACACTCATAGCGCTAACATCACTAGAAGCCATTCCCGCCAATGTTATATGTAATCTTCTGACACTATCGATTAGAGATGTGCTACAAGCACCATGTGCTGCAGTTATGCCATCTGTATCATCATCAGTAGTGCCTATAATGAAGAATGGTAAAGTAAAAGCTAAATCACCAGTAGACAATGGAGCTTTTTTATTCTGTACCCCATTACGAAGTGACCATGAACCATCTCTGTCTAGTCTAGCATTGTTACATTCAGCAAGAAAACCTGCTGTTAACTGGTCTGGGCGCAAACGATTATTAAAGCCAACAAACCCAGCATCTAGGTCTTCAAGGGTTCTATCATCAGTAGGACCATATTTATCGTATCTAGGCATTTATAATGCTATTGATTTCTACCTTGTCTTTTGGTTTTTTTAACCTTTGGTGCTGGTTTTGCTCCACCCTTTTTTCTACCTGCTACTCTAGTTTCCTTGGATATTTTAGTCTTAGGAGTTAATTTAACAGTTCCCTTTTTGCCACCTGTCCCGGCACGAGCAGCACCAGATTTGGTTTTTGTCCCAACAGTTTTTGTTGTAGCTTTGGGTTTAGTTGTAGGTGCAGTTTTTTTACCAAATATTCTTGATAAAGCTGCTTTAAGGGTTTTACCCTGTCTTTTATTTTCTCTTTGTTTTTCTATACGAGTTTTTTGTAATCTGTTCATGATTTTTATTTATTGAATTTTAACATTTCCACCTGCGAAGTGCAAGTGCCTTACGAGTTGGTCTGCCCTTTGAATCTTTCATCGGACCTTTAACACCAGACATTCTAGCGCAAAATGATTTTTTTCTAGCTTTCTTTTTACCAGTAGGTTTTGATTCCGTTACTGGTGGTTTAAGATTAGCACCAGTCTTTCTTTTGAAGTAAGCTCTTCCTGCAGCAGTAAGTCCACCTTTCTTTGACTTATGTTCTTTCCTCATGCTTTTCTTCTTTTATGTGAGTAAGGGATTCTCTTACTGCTTGTTTTGGTTCTTTTAAATCTAGCTTTCTCTGATGAAGACATCTCTGATTGAGTCTTTGGAGTTTTAGAGCTAACTCTTTTCGTGGGTCTACAGGCAGGGTATCCTCGCTTGCTTTTTGCAATGTTTTTTCTTCCACAAGGTTTACCAGTCTTTACATCAACCCACTTCTCTTGATGCCATCTTCTAAGGCTCATACCTTTCTCCTCTTACTGTAACCACTAGCAGTTTTCTTTTTGCCATCAGGACC